ATATTTGAGATATCAACAAAAAAAAAAACAAACAAAAAAGGAGCGAACAATGAAATGGCATTATTTTACTGTTGTTGACACGTACACGGGTTTAGACCGTGGTTTTCGGTGGCGTGAGACGGCTTGTGGTTATTGTGGGGTTGATTATCAATTTCAAATGTATGATGGAATGTGTGGCCGTTGGACTTCTATGAGTTCTTTTGTTGACTTGGCTGATGGTTTTGAGTATTGTCGTAATTTTGATTTTAAGGAATATTATAGGACTTATGGGGAACGTTGGGTGTGATTAAAATGTTTAGGTGTAGTTTTATGAATTATTATTGTGTTCGTCGTTTGCTTGAGATGGGTTATAGTTATTATGATTTTGTGGAATGTTATGCCGATTTTGATGGAATAGTGCATATGTTTCCAATTGGTTATACGTGGGATAATATGGTGTCTTTGGGTGATAATGTAAGTATGGTGTTTCTCGGCTATAGTAGGAGGCAATGGATATGATGAATTATCATAGGTGTAATGGTTGTAAGCGTTTTTATATAGGTGGTAGTATGGTTAAGGGTACACGTCGTGTACATCGTATGCGTGTGGGGCATTATGAGACTGGGCGTGATGTTGATTGTGTTGGTTTGTTTGATTTTGTGATGGCGCATTATGCTGACGATGTTGATTTGATGCGGTTGAATTTGTGGGATGATACGGGTGTGTAGTATGGTGTTGTTTGGCCTATTAGCTCAGTGGTTAGAGCGACATCCTTATAAGATGTGCGGGCCGGGTTCAATTCCCGGATAGGCCACGGTTGTTGAGAATCGTTATCGTTATCGTTATCGTTATCGTTATCGTTATCGTTGTTGTTAGTGTGATATATTAGGTCATGACATGCTGTTTGGCGTGTTGTGGCCTTTTTTTGTATGAGGTATATGCATATGGATATGAGTTCTATCGCTACTCTTGTGGGTAGTATTGGTTTTCCGATTGTCGCGTGTTGTGGGATGGCGTGTTTTATTGCCACGACGTTCCGCGATTTTAACAATTTGATGACGAAGAACAATGTTTTGACCGAAGAGCTTATCGCCTTGCTTAAGAATGATAAGGGGGATGCTGATGTTGATGAAACGAATATGGCATAGCATATTGGCGTGCATATGCGTGTTGTCGTTGGTTTTCGTACCGTCCGCAAGCGCTGATATGCGTGGTTTTGACGTAAGCAATTGGCAGTGTGATATTGATACGTATGCACTGGACGCTGATTTTGTTGTGGCCGGTGCGACTTGGGGTGTTGGCGGTTTTAATAATGTCTGTTTGGTCAATGGTGTTAATCAGGCCGCTAATTATCAGCTCGGTCGTGCAGTGGACAGCGGTAAAAGTATCGGCGTGTATCATTATGCTATGGGGCATGATGCGGTGGCTGAGGCTGATTTTTTCGTTGATAACGTTGTCGGATATGTCGGGCGTGCCGTGCTTGCTTTGGATTGGGAGGCCGATGATAATCCGCAGTTTGGTAATGGGGCGTGGGTTGAGTCTTGGGTGCGGCGCGTGTATGACCGAACAAGGGTGTGGCCTGTCGTTTATACGGGGGCATATTCGTTGAGTCAGCTCACGCCGTTCGTGCGTGAGCATTGCGGTGTTTGGGTTGCGCAATATGCGTCGAACGCGCCGACTGGTTATCAGGCGGTGCCGTGGCTTTATGGCGCGTATGGTGAGGCCATGCGGCAGTACACGTCTAATGGTTATGTTTCGGGTTATGGGCCGCTGGATTTGAATTATTTCCGTGGTGAGCGGTGGCAGTGGGACGCGTATGCGCGTGGCGAGCGTGATGGCGGTGCTTCGGTTCCGGCTCCGGCTCCGGCTCCGGTGCCGGACGCGGGTTGTGCGTCTACGTGTGTTACGGTCGGGCCGGGTGATACGTTGGCCGGTATCGCGGCGGTGACGGGTTTGTGGCCGTGGTCTGATTGGTCGGGGTATGCGTCCGGTAATCCCAATGTGATATATCCCGGCGAAACCGTTTGCTATGGCGGTGGCACTGTTGCGCAGTCGAACACGAATACGGTACGCACGTATACGGTGCAACCGGGTGATAGTTTGTGGGCTGTTTTCGGTACCGATTGGGCGCGTGTCGCGTCGGTTAATGGTTTGTCTAACCCGAGTTTGATTTATCCGGGGCAGATTTTGCGTTACTGATAATCATTGTCAATATTCGGCGTGTTGCAATTGCGCGCGCCGATTTTTATGTTATAAATATATGTGTTAGCAAAAAATGTTAACAGAAAAAACAGATACAAAGGATAATAATATGCGCAAGATTCGTAAGGTAATCGCTGATAGCGATATCAGCTACTATGACCGGAACGGCGAACTGAAAACGTTCCATACCATCGGAAATATTCGCACCGTTGAAAAAGCAGTTAAAGCGCTTATGGACGCGGGTATCGTCAACGTCCTTATTGATGATATCACCGTACATAAGACAACGTATGCAATGGACGTTGACACGTTCATTGCGCACGCCGAACGTGTCGTAACCGATACCGACAACGATACCGACAACGATAACGACAACGATAACGATAACGATAACGATAACGAAACCGAGTTCTGATTTTGGAAGGAAACATCATGACCAAGGACAATGAACAGATGAACGACACCGTTAATGAAACCGCTCAGACCACTGTTGACAATTATCGTTACATTTGTACGATGGACATCACCACTTTTGAGGGCAAACGTGCCATTGTCAACGCGCGTAACAACGCATTGTCATTGAACGATATCGGTGACACGCCGTTAACGGTCATTGGCGCGTACGTCGGTCCGGGCGTGCGTTCTCAGACGGGGCAGAAGTGCGTTAACGTCTATCTTTTTGCAAATGACGGTAATACGTATTTCAGCCAGTCGCAGGGCATTTATCGTAGCGTGTTGGATATTTATGACATGTTCCCTGATTTCAACGCGCCGAACGGTATCCCCGTGGCAGTGAAAAAGACACCGCTCGGTGGTGGCAGGTCTACAAAATCGCTTGAAATCAAGTAGTTTGAAATGAGAAAAAAGCGCCATAAAACAATATGGCGCTTTTTTTATGAGGGTGGTGAAATCATGCCTAGAGCGCATAAACAGGCGGACGTTTTAACCGCGAAACGCAAGCGCGTGACCCGCGCGATAAACAGTCTGAAAAAAAGCATCACGGACGCCATGCCCGAGAGCGAGATAAACGCGCGACGGGATTATATCCGGCGGCTTGAATCGCAGTTGAAAAAAACATATGTCGGGCGCGTGAGCAATCGCGCCATGCGTGAGGAATTGTATCAGCGCGCCAACGAAACCGCTGATACGCTTGTACGACAGGTTAGCGAGGTACGCGGCGGCAAGGGCCGCGCAATGGAACGTAGACGGTCGTTTAATATTTTTCGTACAGAGATGAGATTGGCGTCCAAGGGACAGCCGAGCGTGCTGGGTGAACTCGGTCGGGAAAAAGTCAAGATTTTTTGGCGATACACACAAAACATATGGCAGAAACCTAATATTTCCCCTGATAAACGTTTGGAAGCCGTGATGAACGCATATGACGCGGACTCGTTGAGTGAGCTTTTTGACACCATTATGGCGCGAAACGAAAAAGTACTACAGTACGCCAAAAGCATGAAAGCACACACGGGCGAACTGGAAGATTATACGGATACCGACGGCGGTAGCCCGATATGGCTAGTAGCGGTTTCCCCCGACGTGGTACGATGAAAACACGCAAAGAATACAGGATAGCGGCGATATTCGACACCGAAACCACGAATATCGGTGAGGGTGCCGAAACACGCGCGTATCCGATATTGTATATTTTCAACGATATGCGGGCTACGCCACTGGAATCGTATACGCCCGATACGGACGATGTACGTTTTTACCGGCGCACGTCCGAAGCGTTGACGTACATTGATGATTTGATTACGTATGGTCGCGCGCATGGTTATGTGCCGATAATCGCGGCATATAATCTCATGTTCGACATGCAGACTCTCATGCTGGAATTGGCGCAGTCGTATACGATTGAGGTCAACGCGCAGACCGCAACCAGCGTGTACACGCTTGATTTGTGCATGGATGGTAATGTGGTGTGCCGTTTTTGGGATACATTCTATCTCGAAATGGGCGGATTACGTGCAATGGGTGAGACATGCGGCCTGCCTAAGGCGGTGGGCGATTGGGATTACACACTTGTGCGCACACCTGAAACGCCGTTGACCAATGAGGAACTGTTTTACGCGCGGCGTGATGTACAGGTAATACCGCAATATTTGCAATGGCTGTTGCGCGCTAACCATTGGCTCACGCCTGACATGCTGGGGTGCCGCGTATTGACCAAAACCTCGCTTGTGCGGCAGATGGCGCGCCGTGAGATTGGCGGACGGCGCGTCACGTTGCAAGGCGGCAAGAAAATCACGTTGCAACGCGCTTTTGAAACGACGTGCAATCAGGAGTTTCCGAAAAACTATGAGGCCTATGCGTTGCGCAAGGCATGTTTTCGCGGCGGATTGACTTTTACGAGCGCTAAAACCGCAAGCGTTGTCGTGGATAACGTGGCGTCTCTTGACGTTACGTCAATGCACCATGCGTTTATCAACGGGCGACGCCTGCCGGTTAAATTCGCTGTCGTACCGCCGGAAATTTTGCAAATCGCGTGCGAGCGTATCGTTAGCACACCGCTTGAAGATGTATTGCGTAATTATAGTGACCCGTTTCGCACGGGGGTGCATGTTGCGATACGTTTTACAAACCTTAGATTGCGGGCAAACACGTGTTTTGCCGATTGGGGCATTGCAATCTGCCCACGTTCCAAGTTTGTGCGGACGTTGCAAGCGGACACCGATTACAGCAACAACGAACGCGCGAAAACACAGGAAAACAGTATTAGGGCGCACGGCTACGTTGATAGTGCCGTTAATCCGACGTTTGCTTTTGGAAAATTGTATCGGGCGGACGAATGCATCTTGCACGTTAATGAGATTGAGCTGTGGAACGTGGCACAGGTGTACGAGTTTGACAAAATGCATGTATTGTATGGCGAGGCCACCACTAAGACGATTGTACCGCCCGATTACGTGACATTGCAATCTAATATGCTGTTCGCGCGGAAAACCGACGTGAAAAACCTGATTAAACATTATCATGCGGGAACACCGTATGCGGGTGATATACCCGAGTCGATACCCGAGGGAATCGCACGTGACGCTAGGGCGGGCACGTTGAGCGTGAAATTTTTGCAATCTTATTACGGTAGCACCGTTAAGGGACAATTCAACGGTATCTATGGCACTCAAGCGCAAGACGTCATGAAAGCAGATTACCGCGTGACGGAAACCGGTGAACTGGAAGTAGATAAAAATACGATTTGTACGCCCGAGAATTTTGCAAAAAAGCGTCCGAAGACACCGCGCGTGCTGTACACGTATGGTATGCGTATCGTAGCCGGGTCACGTATGCATCTGGTGATAGCCATGATGCTGATATATCGACGTTTCGGCGCGCGTGTCACCGTAACGGGCGGCGATACCGACAGTCTTAAAATCAGTTGCGCCGATGACGTGGCCGACGCGGAACTGTTGGACGCGCTCGAACCATTGCACACAGCGATAGAAAACGCAATCAATCTTACTATGAGGCGTGTACGAAACACCGCGCCCGACATGGCGTCAACGCTTGACCATATCGGCAAGTTCGAGGTTGAGGACTGTGGCGGCACCACTCGTTACGCCGAGCACGTGGAACTGTGGAACAAGGCGCGTGTAAGTCTGGATATGTCCGGGCGCGTGCATGTCACTTGCGCGGGATTGCCACGGCCCGACGGCGTGTACACCATTGAGAACTGTATCGAGGACATTATGCGTATGGGTCACGGTTTCGCGGAAACGGTACGGTCGGCACTGGGTTATGACGTGTTGGTTGATTATGAGATTTGCCATACGTTGCAACGCAACCGTCCGCATGTGTGGGATAGGTACGTCGGCACCGTCACCGATTATCTGGGTGCGACATATCATGTTGACGCGCCCGAGGCGATAGCGTTGTATCCGTCCGGCAGATGGCTGGGGGAATCGGACAAACAGGCCAACGGCGAGAATCTTGCATACATGCGGAACGTATATAATAGGAATGTTGAGACATTGCCGCGCGAACTTATTGCACGGGGCGGCAGACCTATGATTGTGAGCATTGACGGTGAAATATTACTATGACCGGCTTAAGACGTTGATATTGCCGCGTAACGCAGATGTGAACATGATTATCGGCGCGCGTGGTTTAGGTAAGACATACGGTGTACGAAAATACATGATAGAGGACTATTTGAAAAACGGCTATTGTTTTGTGGAAGTGACACGGTTCCGTGAGGAAAACAACGATGTCGCGGCGAACTATTTTAGTCGTATCGTACAAGATGATATTTTCCCGGATTATGATTTTCGCACAACCAATAAAATAGCGGAAATCCGCAGAAAGAAAACCGGTAAAAAAGAAAACCCGTGGAAAACAATCGGGTATTTTATCCCGTTGTCGTTGCAACAGCAGAAGAAAAAAAGCACTTATGTTAATGTGCGTAACATTTGCATGGATGAAATTATCATAGATAACGATGACAGGTATCACACGTATCTGAAAAACGAGTTCGAGCAATTGGCGAAACTTGTGGATACCGTCACAAGAGAACGCGCCGATGATACGGAACTGCGTAAGCCGAGAATATTTCTGCTCGGTAACGCCTGCGACGTTTTCAACCCGTATTTTCAGCATTATGACGTGCCGTTGGAGCCTGAATACGGGTTGCAATGGCTGGGCGGGAAAACGTGTTTGTTCGATTATGTTCGTGATGACGTGTACGCCGAGCAGAAAACGAAGAATACAGTATCGGGACGCATGTTGAAGAACAACGATGACATGACCGCTAAAAACAGATTCAAGCGTCACAACACTGATTTTATCGAAAAACCACACGGACATGCAAAACTTACGTATGTTTTCCGATGGTTGCAAAACGAATACGGCGTGTATGTCGATTTGCGTTGCGGCTATGTTTTCATATCATCTAAATATGATGGCGGCGCGCATGTACCGTATTTTGCCATCACCCGGATGGACAACAAACTTAACTATCTTACCGCGAACATGGCTAAAGATTTGATACGTAATCTTACATCATATTATGCGCTGGGGTATCTGCGCTATGATACGGTGGAAACGCAACACGCCGTAAGTGAAATGCTAAAGAATTTTGGAGTAAAATAACATATGGCATACAAAGAGATACCGCAGTGAGGCCGCTAAAACATTGTCATTGATTTCCACGGTTGACTCCGACAATGATATGGCCGTAAGGGATATGCGCGCCGGTTGTCGCTGTGAGTCATGTCGCAAGTATGCTATTCTTAAGTCGTATCGGCCCGTATCACGCCGATACGACTTTTTTCATATATGAAAGGAAAAACAAATGGATGACGAAACCACCGAGGAGAGGGACACCGCCGAACGTGATGACCTCACCCCCGACGAATCGCACCGTGAAGGCGAATTCGATGACTTGCGCGACATGCTGTCACGGTTGCTTGATAAAATTGACGCAATGAACGAACGAATCGACGGGATCTACGACAATTTCACCGATTCCGTGGCGCAGATGGTCGAAAACGGCGCAACCGTCAAGGAAACCGACGATGACGCGGCTGAAGCAATCGCACAGGCGGCGGCTGAAGACTTGGAAAACCTCGATTACACACTGTAACGGATAGGAGAAAAATATCATGGCTGTAGACAATGCGACGATTTTGGATAAAGTCCGTACCAAGGGCACCGATGACTACCAGCAACGCATACCGAGCGCGACGCAAACCGGCGTGGCGAACACCATGCGCTATCTGTTCGACCCCATGAACCGCCAATATTTGAATGATTGTGTCTGGAACATGGTGAACCGTATCGGACTCACCGTAATGGCCCAGAACGCGCCGTTTGAGAACCCGTTGGCGATTTTTAAAAAGGAAAATCTCTACTGGGGTTCGACTGTACAGGAAATAGCCGTCAAATGGATTAAGGCGCACGGGTACAAGGATGACGCCGAAGAACTTCTGAAAATGCACCGGCCCGAAGCCGCCGTATGGTTCTACGAGAATAACCGGCGTGACCAGTACCCCATCTCATGGACAGAAGATGAGTTGCGGCAGGCGTTCGTGGATGATTTCGGGCTGAACCGTTTCATTGCGCAGATCATGGAAACACCGCGCAACTGCGATAATTACGATGAAATGAACATCATGCTCGCGCTGATACGCCACTACGAACAGAATCTCGGCTTCTACAAGGTACATCTTGACGCGGTGCCGAGCGACGAAACCACCGCCAAGACGTTGCTTAAGGCGTTGCGTTCGACCGCCGGACGTATGCAGTTCCCGTCAACGCAGTACAACGCGCTGAACGTCACCGATATCCCGGCATACGCCAACCCCCAGCAAATGGTGTTGTTGATTGAGCCGGAATATCTTGCGTCGATTGACGTCGATGCACTGAGCGCCGTGTTCCAGCTGGACAAGGCCGAAGTGCCGTATCGTATCGTCCAGGTGCCGAGCCTCGGCATCGAGGGCGCTGTCGCGTTGCTTGTTTCGACCGACTGGTATCAGGTGCGTGACACCATGTACGGCACCACCCAATTCTACAACCCCCAGACCTTGGGCAACACGCTGTACCTCAACCATTGGGGTATCTACGGCGTGTCGCCGTTCACCCCGTGCGCGCTGTTCACCACCGATACGGGAACCAGCATCAATGTCGTGACGCAGACCGTGACCGATTTCACATTGACCCCGACCACGGGCAACGTCAAGGCGGGCGACGTGACACAGCTCACGCCCAAGCTCACCGCCACCGTCCAACCCACCGGCACCGCAATCGAGGTTGCGCCGAACTCGGCAACCTACGAGGTGTCGGCCAAGCACGGCGCACAGGGCGCGGCGTTCCAGCTCGATGTCAACACGTTCGTCGATGACCAGTCGCGCTTGCATGTCCAGCGTAACGGTCTCAAGGCGGGCGATATCATCACCGTGGCCGGCACCGCGACGTATGTCAACCCGACCGGGGAGACCACTGAGCATAAGGCCGAGTGCACTTTCACCGTCAAATAGTCTCTATGTTAAAATGGGTGGTGTTTCACGTGAAACATCACCCATTTTTCATATATAAAGAAAGATATGATATGGACTTCCCACACCTGCAAAACGCAACGAAGTTCCCCGATACGGACACGCGCGTGTACGAACAGTACCGTAATGTTTTCGACTACAATGTTTGGACGCCAAACACGGTAATAAAGTTGTGCCGCGTGAACTGGTACGATGATTACCATGATGTCGTGAAATTCCCGGACGATACCGCAAGAGACGCATGGTTTGACAAACTGGACGGCGAAACCGTCAAGCTCACGACTAACATGTATATCGCGCGCGCCGATACGGACGGTATAAAATTGCCCGTACCGTATATGACGGCGCAACGGTATAATTACATTGTCGTTGATTTTTCGCATGATATTGTCACTACGCCGTATCAGAAAACCGACGTGCAGACACGCTATCACTTTTTCATTACGTCCGTGCAGGCGGAAGCGCCGAACACGACAACATGCACGCTTGCGCGTGATGTATGGACGGATTATATCAACAGCACCACAATCAACGGTTTGTTGTTGTCACGCGGACACGCGCCGTTGACGGAAACGACACCGCAAAAACTGTTGGAGAACCCTCGGGCCAACTGTCGTGATTTCACGTTGCCCGACGTTGATTATGGCAACGCGGCCACGAACATCAAAAAAAGCACGCCTATCAATTTGCAAAACGGTACAAGATACATATGTTTGTCCGCAACGTTTTCCCCGCAACAATTGCAATCAATGAGCAATGTGCGCGGTGCAAACGTCACGGATACCAGCCCGTCATATACTAACGCCGACGAAAATGTCAATGGTTTTGTATGGGGTGCCGGGAACATAAACACGTCAAACGTAACCGGCGCGGGTACGTCATATAATTCCATTGATAACCTCACCGCAAGCAACGTGTACATGTACGCGCTGGAATCATCCAAAGTATCGGGTGATTATTTTGATACGATGTTTGCGTATTATCCGCATATCATGTCACAAATCGTATCTGTTTTCATTGCCACGGCGAACATGATGCACTTCGGAACCAGCACTACGGTTAATGATGTGGCATGGCATACGGTCAGCGGCGCGCGCACAAAACTAGCGGACATTAATCTAACCACAAATGACTTCGGGTATGCGCCCGAATACGCCAAAATAACACGACTGTACCTCACACCCTACGCGCACTTGGAAATATCCGACAACATCGGCAATAAAACCCGAGTGGAAATAGCGGAATGCGGCCATCTCTCGGCGCAGGCCGTCACATCGTTAAGCTACCCGATATTACGACAACTCGCATGGCTTGACGGTATCGGTGGTGACGGCGACACGTCCATAACCATCAACGCCATCAACGGGGCCGCCATCACCGCCGACGTGCCGAACGCGGACATGCTCAAAACGCTCATATCCCATGACATACCGACATATGCGTTGCAACGCCGCGCAATCGACGCGCAACGCGCCGCCTCCTACAATGTCGCCGTAAGTCAGGCACGGCAAAACGCCATGCTGACATATGAAAACGGCGCGCGCTCGGCTAATGTCAGTCAGGCAAACACGTATCGTAGCAGTGCGGCGGCGGTGTCGAACACCGCACGCGCGAATCAACGCGACATAGCGATAAAAGACGAGTCCAAAAGTGTGCGCTCGGATAATCTCACATACTCGAACACACGCCAAACCGCTGACTTGAGCACTAGCACGGTCAAAATCAACCGTGATGTAGGTAATGATAATACACTACAGAATAAAGCTTTTGTGGAAGGCACCCAAACACAGGCGATAACAAGCGTGACAAGCGCGATAGGCACAATGGCGGGGGCCGCGCTGGTAATCGGCACAGGAGGCGCGGCCTCGCCGGCGGTGGCCGGCGCAATGGCAATCGGCGGTGCGGCGCTTCAGGGCTACAACACCGGTATTGCAATCACTAACAGTCAGGAACTCAACGCGACATCCAATTATGTTGCAAATGATAAAGCGAAAACCGCAATACAGGCCAACACCGAGCAAACACAACATGCCATAACACAGGCCACCGCCGTGACCACTCGCGCGAACACGCAGGCCGACCGCGTTACCGAGTACAGCACAAGCGCGGCTACCGACATGACCGCCACAAGCACGGGCACGGCCAACACTAACGCGGGCGCGTCACGTGGTGTGACGGTCGGCAACGCCAAACGAATCATGACGAACGCGCGCGACAACACGAACGCGGCATGGCGCGACATGCTCAACCATCCCGCGCAACCGGTCGGCGCGTATGGCGGCGACAATTACAGACAGGCCACGGGCCTCGACACCATGACCGTGAAAATCGTAACCGAAGACAACGGCGCGATAGCGGCGGCGGGAGACTACATGCTACGCTACGGGATAGCAAGCAACAAACTCTACAACAAACCGACACTGACGGCGTGCAAGCATTACACATATTGGCAGACCGCCGACATATGGACGATATGCCCATTGGCGCAAAACGAGCAATTGCAGACAATAAGGGATATTTTCAGTTCCGGTGTTACAATATGGAACAGGCCCGAGGAAGTCGGCGGCGACTTCGTACACGACAATCTATAAGGTGGGAAAATTGGGACGCAAACGCACGCATAAAAGGCCGTTGACCCGCGCGGAACTGGGTGAGCGCGGCGCACCGGTATGGCAACAGTCCGAAGCGCTCAACTCGCAAGCGTATTCGATGGCATATTCGCAAATGTTGAATATCGCGTTATCACGGTTCAAATGGCTGAACCTGCCGAAAACCTGCGACGCTTGGTTTTTGGAATACAATCTATTATATTTTGGTTACGCGACAATCGCTTTCCCGCATAGCAAGCCCGGCGTGTTTTTCAGCACGCAGGCGGTGACAACATCGAATTTCAACGTCTATTACAAACCGAAGAAATGGGATAGCTACGGCATCAACGGTTGGCGTTTCCCGGTCAACAACTCAAATGGTGTTTTCATCTACGCCAACCGTGCCCGCACGCCGCTCATCCCAACCATCGAGTTTTTCGCGCATGAGATAGAAGATTTGTACATGACGCGACGGCAGAATCGTTTCAACCAGAAAACACCGTTTATCCTTGAAGTTCCAGCCGGACAGCAAACGGCGGGCATCAACGTTATCAAGCAAATCAGCGGCGGTGAAATGGCAATCATGGCGACACCCGGTTTCACCGATTCCATGAAGGCCAACGTGCTGAAAACCAACGTGGAATATATCGGCATGGAATTACAGAACGACATACAAAACACGTGGAATTCGTTCTACCAAGCACTTGGCATCAAAAACCTACCCTTGAAAATGGAACGGCAAACCGCCGATGAAATACAGGATTACGGCGAACCGACCGACCTACGCGCGCTCAGCGAACTGGAGGAACGCCGCGCCGCTTGCGATATACTCAACACCCGGTTTGAAAAATACCTCAAGGAACCGATACAAGTCGTGTGGAACGAAGACAACATCTCACGCAATTATGATTATTTGAACAACCTCGAACGATTGGACGGTGATGATAATGCAGAATGACATAGACAGCTACCAACCGTGCGAATCACGCGACGAATTTCATGGCGTGATGACGTACACGTTTGGCGAACTACTCGACGTGCCGGGCGGCGTTGACTGGGATAACGCCGCATGGTCATGGCGTGACGTTGCCTATGATGACACGCAATACACACGCTGTTGCCGCAAAATCGAAAACCGCTTCTACGACCGAGAACTAGGCGTCATGCCACCGTCAAGATGGCGACGGCACTTCATGCGACTCATACGGGAAATAATGCCGACATTGCGACCACTCTATGCGCTTATAGACAATAATCCCGATATAATTCTCAGCGATAGCGACACATGGCACAAAATGCGCACCGTGTTTTCAGATTTTCCCGCGACACAGCTCACCGAAAACCAAGACTACGCAAGCAACGCGACTGACAATCAATACGAGACAATCGCTAACGGCAATTTCATGGATAAAGTCAATCGCATACGCAACAACGAATATGTCGATATTGACGTGTTGTTACTTGACCATCTAGAATCATGTTTTAGCCCGTTATGGACTATCAACATAAACAATTACTAGCGAGGTGATTTTCATGGACGCCAATACATTAGCCCGAGTCGAAAACGAATATTCCAAACTTAGCGAAAACATCAACAAACTAGGTGATTATCTATTGAAACAAATGGACAAAAAGAAAACACTGCCAACTGATAATCACTATGAATTGTTGATAAAACAATACGCCATCATGCTACAATACGCCTACGTTTTGGCGCAACGAATCAACCTCGCAAGGAAGGAAAAATAATGTTTCCATATCTACCGTTTTACTCGGTATGGCCCTACACACCCGCCATACCCGCGTTCTACTGGAACGCCAAAAGCCAAGAGGAAATAATAAAACATATTGCGTGTGAAATCGACCACATAACGGCATATCTTGATGAAATCGTAACCGACATAAACAAAACATTGAACGACTACGATACAAGAATAAAAAACATCGAGGCACACATAAACGAGTATGCAATCGCCATAGCGCAAATACAAGAACAAATCGAACACATAGGAGACACACAACTGGTATGGAACGTCACAAAAGGCGAATACACTGACAGTAAAACAGCACTACGCGATTTGTACCGCGAACTAGCGATATACGGCGCGCGCGTCGCTCAAATAGCCGATATCAACACCGGCAAACTATCCGAGCACCGTACCGACGAAACACCCGCAATCGGCAATCTTACCATATTCAACGACACAACACCACGTGTCACTAATCCAACCACCGGCGATAAATACCCGCCACTATCATAAAAGAGAAGTATCATGGTTAACACCACGAATTATGCACTGGAAAAATATGAGGCGGGAAACTCCGCAAATCTACTTGACCAATACAATGCGTCAATGGATAAAATCGATGCCGCCATAAAAAGCGTCAGCGATAAAGCGGACTTAGCACTAAACGACAACGTGCTACCGGACGGCCTAGCCGCATTCATAAACGCACTAGGTCTAACCGGGTCTAACGCGCAAACACTCGGAACCACTCTCAACCACATATTAAACCGCACCGGCACGGAAACTTTCACCGTTACCGACCTCGGCGCACTCAAGAAAACCGCCGAGGGCTATCCAATTCCACCGGCCAAGTAAGGGCATACCATCATGGCAACAGAAACACCGTTCTATCATCTGCCACTATACGAAACAGGAGACCTAGCCGACCTACGCGACGGATACAACGCCGCAATGCGTACCCTAGACCGCGTAATACATCAATTAAAGGTGCAAGAGGAAATAAATCACCCGACGAACCTCAGGAAGGACAACTAACATGACCGACTACACAACTAACTTCAATCTCGAAAAATACCAAACCGGCGACGCGGCAAACCTCAATGACCAATACAATGCGTCAATGGATATTATTGATGATAATCTCTATAAAATCAACACTAACGCAAACACCGCCGGTGGCAAAGCGGCCCAAGCGTTAGAAACCGCACAAAACAATAACAAAAATCTCACAGCATTAGGCGTAACCAGCACCGAAACCGCGACACAGCTCAAAAACACAATAGAAACAACAACCACAACAGCGAACAACGCGGCTAACAACCTAAACGCATTAGGCGCAAACACCGTAGAAAACGCAACCAATCTAAAAAACCGTATAAACGACACCTATACAAAAAACGAAAGCGACAATCGTTACTTACAAATACCAACCGTACAAGATACGCTAATCGCAATAGGCGACAGCTATTTTGAAGGTTTCCGCACCAATAACCCCGCAACCGACAGCATGATAGCAGTCGCTAGCCGACTACTCGGCCTGACATGCCACAACTTCGCCGTCGGGGGCACCGGTTTCCACAACGGCGACAGCACAGGAGACAACACCTTCAGCAAACAACTGGACAAAGCCGCCGCACGAATTACCAACAAAACCAACGTGAAATACGTGGTAATCGGCGGTGGACGCAACGATCCCGACAGCCTAACTTACAACGAAGTCGCTGACACTCTCACCAAAGCAAAACGACTGTTCCCCGACAGCGAAGTTTGCTTCATCCCCATGCTATGGGACAACACATATCCCACCGGCAAAAGCCACAACTACAGCACCATGCTAAACGCCGGAAATTACACAGACACATGGACTGTACAAGACGCACCCTCATGGGGTCTATACCGCGACACCGAAATGACCGATATTCATCCAAATACCAACGGCTCGGCACGATACGGCCACTATATCGCCAACATCCTAAAACACCACCTCACAGCACAACCCCGAATAGAACGCTGGGAAAGCATCAACAAAGACCCCGGCATGACCGACACAAACGTATCCGAATGCAACGTGTACATCAACGGCACCACCGTAACGATTAACATGCGAGCACACCTAATCAAATGGGCAACCGACGCAATATATCAAATCAACGGCGCAAGCACTATCGGAATATGGAAAATTCTGCTAGCATGGTTCGATGACGCTACCCCAGTTCGAGTAAAATTCGATGGCCACAAACTCAGCATCGTAGACGTATTCACCGGTAGCGCAACAGGCGGCCCCAACAAAACAATAAACACCTACTTCACGTTCAATATCATGGACTTCTAAAATAAACCCGCTAACAAATAACCCCGATAGGAAAATTCCTATCGGGGTTATTTATATGTCAATCACCACACATAATCATCAATTGTAACAACATAGCAACCAACACCGTCCTTAACACCACAACATACAAAATCAAAATCACAATCACCATACTTAAATTCAAGAACCATAGTAAGAGCTGATTTAAACGTGACCACACTATCATCAATCTCCTCACAAGCGGCAACAGTTGTCTCAAAACCGTCAATATCAACCTTATATAAATTATCCGGTGAAATCTCAGTCACATAGGCATTAACTTTAAACATTTTAATCGCTCCTTTTTTGTTTGTTTTTTTTTTGTTGATATCTCAAATATAACACACACCAAAACACGACACGCCGAAACGTGCCGCTTTTTCCACGCACACTTCCGCGTACCACACGACACACCACACGTCAAACTTGCACGGCGTGTCTCAATGTGTTCAGTTTTTCGCTAGCACACGACACGCGACATGTCAAACTTGCTCGGCGTGTCGCAGTGTCATGCCCGCTTAATGGGAACCGTTCTCAATTACCCCTGTCTATCCG